TGCCTCAATTGCTCTATTAGCGCTCTTGTAAGTCTCTGTAGCTGGCAGCACCACAATGTCAGCTTGTGCAAACTCTTTTAACATGGTCTTCTTTGACCACGGGATTGAACCGGCAAAGTTAGAAACTACCCGTAGGTGATAACCCGCTATCTCTGGCAATATGCGCTCAAGGCTGGCCCTGTTAACCTGATGACCATACCACAGCAAGTTAACATCCTTGCAATGAGGCTTCTTTAGGGGGTATTCAAACGGATCAGCAATCACCACGGCATCACGCCCCAGCGCCTTGATGCGCCTTGCCATTTCCTCAGTGGGACAAGTGACCACATCTGCCAGCCGCAGCGCCTCGCTGTAGTGCATCCAATCAAAATGGTCATCACAGAAATCCACCACAATCCACGCGCCCCTAGCCTTGGCCCGTGCCATCTCGATCAACTCATGCGCTTGGGGCTTGGCAAAGACCAGCGTGTCAGCCGTTAAGTCGTTAAGGCTTGCCCAATTGCCTGCCGGTATCTTGGCTCGATAGCGCCAGCTTGCTGACTTGTTATCGCCCCAATGGATAAACGATGTGCGATTGTTTAGCTCATGCTTTTTGTCAATCAAGCCTGCTAACTCAAAGACGTTCTGGCTGCGCTTGTTGATGATGGCTTGGATCAGCCCGTGCCCATGCCCCGTAAATGTGGCATCTGGCAGATAGTCGTAGTAAGTCTGGAAGTGTTCAGCTTGCAGCGCCATTGCAGCATTGCAGTAAAAAGCCTCACCCTTTGGCTCTATCCGCACTTCAATCAGCTTGTCGCCGTCTTTAAGGCCATCGCCGTTGACCCGTAGCTGGTCGCCGTCATTGCACGAATCAAAACCAAATAGCTCAAAATTGCGCCAGCCAAGGACATAAAACAAAGAAATGGCTCGTAGGCCGGAGGTTGTGCCGCCGCCAATAAGCATGCAGTTTTTTGGCCGGTCTTGTCCTTTTTTGATGTACGGATGCCAGAGGGTGACATTATGGCCGTCCAGATTGTCAAACAGCGCCTGGTGGCACTGGCTAGCAATCATGTAATGCACAGCCTTGTGTGGCTTGTAAAACGCTATTCGATGTTCTTGTGGATCAATGGCTAAAGCGTAGTCAGGCAATACGCCGTTATCAATCAGCCAATCATGCGCCCCTTTAATTGCCACAATGGGCAACCCGTCAGCCTGCATCTTTTTAATAAGCTCTAACTGCCCTTTAACACTTGGCGCACTTGCCACCAATACGATCCCGCTCTCTTTAGGCTCTTGCGCTTGTGTGACTTGTGGATAGCCTCGCGCCACCGCTGCATCCATGTGCCCAAAAAGTGTATCGTCATCCGACACACACTGACCAGTGATTTTTAGGGGTAAAAGACTCATTAAAAAGACGCCCCGCTTTGTAGGCGGGGCATCAATTTGGTTTAGCCTGCGCCAACCATTATCAGACCAGCATTGTTCACCATGCAGAATGGTGCGCTAGCGCTGGTGGCCGATGTGTTAGCCACAATACCCTGGATAAAGCCAGCCGACACAGTTGTGTCGTCTAGTGATCCGGCAGTTGCAGTTGTGTACAGCGGCACTTTAGGCTGGCAAGCAACCAACAGGTTAACTTGCAGCAAACCATTCAGACCGACCCAGCCGTAGTAGCTAGATGCGATTGCGGTTTGTGCAAAGCCAACCATGTTGAAACCCAAATCTTTAGCGTTTGTAGTGGTTACAGGCACGGCTCGCATTACGGGTGTAGTGCTTGCTGAATCTGCATACGTTGACATGATGACCGCATCAAAAGCATTGATGGTGCTTTCTGCGCGGACAAAAATGTAAACGCCGTTGTTGCTCGTAGAAACCCGACTGCCTGGCGTGACAGGGAAAAGGGTTGTAGAGCCTGCACTGGTAGACGCATAAGTAGCCGTCAGGTCAATGCCGATTTTGCCGTCTGTGACGTAATCTGCCATGATATATGCTCCTTATTCAGTCATGATGCCCTGGAACTGAAGTCCAGAAGCAGTCATATTGCCAGCCCAACCAATCAAGCGCACGATTGCGTCCTGATTGGTGCTCATGCGCTCGTCACCGATTGGCACGAAGTTGCGGTTTGCGTGAGGCCGGAAGAAAATGTACTTTGTGTTCAAGAAGTAGCCTGTGCCGGTAGGAATATTCCCGCCGATACCGCCGTCCAGAACAACGTCTGCATTCATGTACTTGGATGCAACAAAGCCGAGTTCGGCCATCTTGCTAGAGCCAGGAAAACGCTGAATGTTTTGCAGTGAGGACATAAAGAATCCCCACAGGTTGTTGTCCAACAGGATCAAGTCAACCACATCAGAGCCGCGACTTGTCTTTGCATACAGTCGGTTAAAACCCGACTGAATGTTGGACGCAGAGGCAGAAGCACCGAAGTCTGTTGAAAAGTCAAACGTCTGGTTGCGCCAGAATGACCATGTAGAACGATCAATACCGCCGACCACACCAGTTGACGGAGATGCAACCACCATAGCTTGCAGACCAGTGATCTGCTTGCCGTTGTTAGCCGTACCATCCGAATAAATACCAGTGGAGATCAAGTTCTCAATCGATGCCTCAGCAACGTCCAAACGGGCATCAAATAGATCAATGATCTGTTCTTCGCCGCTGTTTTGGAGCATTTCCAAACCATTGATCGTGACTGCTACAGCCGCCTGTTTGATCGGAAACTGAGCAGCACTAATCACATCTGCTGGAGAGATGTTCAGTGTTTCAGCGCCCGAATAGTACATGGCTGTGCTGTTGGCTTGGAATGACAACTCTTGCAAGATTGTCGAACCACCAGAAAAAGGCTTCATTTTGCCTTTCTCGCGCAGACGGGTTAGCAAGGCATTGTTTTTTGTTACGTTATCCGCAACAATGCCGGAACGACTTTCAATGGTCGTTGCCAAAACGTCTGAGTAATTACTATTGGCGTATGCCATAACTTACTCCTTTTTATCCGACTTGCCGCAGCGCATTGGCTATAACGGCTCGCCGATCTGACTGATTAATAGCGCCGCCGAAACTGGAGCTTGGCGCTCCGCGTACCTGCACCGCCGCTGTTTTTGCTCTTTGCACTTGGTTAGCTGCCTGCGTGTTTTGTTGCTGTTGAGCATAAAACTGCTGCGCGATAGCCGGATCAAGCCGCACTGCCGTGTCATAAGCCAGTTGCAATTTCTCGCGTTCTGACATCTGACTTGTGTCGCCTAGCACCTGTGGAGCTTGGAGAAGCTGCAACATTCGGTCGGAGACTGCCTCAAAATGCAGATTGGCAGGGTCGCCTGCAAACTGCTGTATAACCGAGAGTGCTCGATTTTCATTCTGTTTTTGCGCTTGGTATTGACTTTGCGTGATGTGCTGGGTCAATTGTTGTACTTGCTGCGCTAATTGATTGTAATGATTATTTTCTGGCTGACGCGCCTCGCCGCTAAAATATGCGGCAACTTGGTCTAGCGGAATCTGGAACTGCTGGATCATTTGTGCAACAGCTTGAGATTTTTGCTGTGGCGTTCCCGTCCTTAACAGCGCTGCTGTCTGCAACAATGGGCCTATGGCCGCCGCTGGCGTAGTGTTTTCATTACGCAAAATCCACTCGTAAGGCGCAAATTGCTCTGTGATCTGCCTAGCCTCAACATCGCGGGATTTGTAACTGGCAATGCCTTTTTCGTAGTCAGCATCACGCTGGGCAATGGCTTGCTGTAGCTCGCTTGGCGCTCTTTCCCAATGCTCTTTTAACTCGCGCCTCAACGATTTTGGCATTTCTGCCATTTTTGGAGCTTCGGTTTTTTCAGTGGGGAATTTTGGCTCTTTGGCCTCTCTAGGGGCACGGGCTAGTCGTGGTGGCTTATCGTCCGACTGCTTCATTGCCTCGCGGATCGTGTCCGCACGGGTAGGCTCTGCCTTGACCTCTACCGCTTCTGGTGCTGGTGTTTCTACAGTGTCGGGTGCGACAACTTCATTTTCCATCACTTCATCCTTTTCATTTGTTCCAAAGTCATTTTAATCATTTCTTTGCGCTCCGGCATGGGTCTGTTGTGCAGCCGGTTTGCCATCTCTACGTTTAAGCCACTCATCCGCATTGGCGCAATCGGTGAGCCTGGCCGGTCAAACTCTTGAACTGTAGCCACTTGGCCTTTGAGCCTTTCGCGCTGCACTTCTTTTTTTCTGTTCCACTCTTGTTGAGCATACTTTACATCAGAATGGCCCATTTCGATGCTGTCCGTAGCTTTTAAATGCTCCCGCCATTGCTTGCGGCCTGTAATCATTACGCCATCTGGTGATCTAAATGGCTCAATGTCGCCCATTACAGTGGTCATTGTCTCACTGCGATATTCGCCAGCCTCGTAAGGCTCGCCGCCGCCAGCAGGGTAAATCCAAGTGCGCCTCATAACATCTCCAAAATCATTGCAACGTCCTCATCGTCTTGCTTGAGCCTGACTTTAGCCTGTAGGTCTTTGACCCGCAGCATTAGCGCATCATAGTTAACTTGTTTAGTTATTGCAACATTTATCGTCTGTTCGGGTGATGATGTAATTTCTTCCCGTACCTCTGGCGGCAGGCCAAACAGTGCTTCCCTAAGTTTTAGCTTGCGCTGCGCTTCTAGCTTTTGGTCTTTGGCCCACTGTGCATCACGCTTTTTCTCATCAAAGCCAAAATGACCGCCAATTGGGGCTTCTGGTGGTGGTGGCGCTGCGCCTGCGCCTACAGTGGCAAATGGCAGTTGAGCAAAAGCCGCTATGCCAAACATTTAGCCCCACTTTGCGGAAGAATCCACCCAAGTTGGTGCGCTTGTGGCATTAGATTGCAAGACTTGGCCAGCAGTTCCTACTTGACCATTAAACGCTACTGATCCATTCGTGTTTAATGTCATTGCGTCTGTAGTGCTCACCGCGCCATTGATGATTAGGCTTATCTTTTGGTTGTCCCAGCTACCTAAAACCAAAGGGCCACCATAAGACTCGACAAAACTTGCCAATGGCGTAGAAAACCCGTTATTTGGGTAGCCAGCAGCCGCAAAGCTGTAATTGGCATTGTTTATTCCAAGCTCGCTGTACGCTGTGTGACCGCCGTCATTGACGGCATAGCTTGCATAGCTTGTATTACTGGCGCTTGTGTTTTGCAGGCTTGTGTAAAGATACAGTGGCTCGCTGGCCGTAAATCCAGCTATGACACCCGAATCAGTGTGTGCCGTTGCATCGCCAACATTTAAAGAGCCTACATTGGTCGTGCCAGATGTATAAGGTATTAAAACTCGATTGTTGGCATCTTGGTTAACAGACTTTTCGGCAGGCAAAGTGACAAACACATCTTTTGTGCCAGCCGCCAAGTCAAGTTTTGCACCCGTGGAGGATGAGATTACAGTCGTTCTTGCCAGCGTCCCGCCGTAATACGTCCCGATCCCCACTTCCCACTGCGTACCGCCAGCAATTGTGTAATAGGTCGTATTGTTATTGCCAATAACTGCAAACGACTGAAACCCATCAACCGAGCCATCTAGGGTAATTGTCCCCGTGCCCGTTGAAGTGGTGGTCTGTCTTACCCTGTCAGCAAGGGCGAGGCTCATGCTGTCTCCACGCCAATCACTAAGCCATCAACTCCCCTAATTACTTTCTTAGGCGCATTCAGCTTTTGCATAGCCATGCCAATGTTTTGCATTGACTCGCCGTGCAAGTTAGCCATCTGATCGTGCATCATGGCAATTTTGTCCATTGCCGTAAGAATAGTGCCGCCTAACTCGTTGGTTATTTGAGCAGCCGCTGCTTCAACCACAGGTAAATCGACTCCAGGGTTACTACCAATCCGCGCCACCATGATTTTAGTCGCTGCGTCAAGCTCTGCTTTCCATCGCTCATATTCTTCCCTTCCGGCCATTTCTCTGGCCTTAATCTGCATTTCGTTGTTTTGCTTAGCAGTTTCAAACTCAGCCTTCATTTGAGCCAGTTGCATTTCTGCTTGCACTTGCATTTGCTGCATTTGCATGTCTAGCTGGGCTTTAGCCTGCGCCATCTGTGCATCTGCTTGCATTTTCATTTGATCCGCTTGGGCTTGGGCCTGCATCTTCATTTGCTCAGATTGACCCAGCGCTTGCATCTTCATCTGTTCAGGATCAGGCGCTGGCGGCATTTGTTTAGCTTGGTCTGCCTTGTCTTGCAGCGCCTTCATTGCTCGCTCTATAGCTGACTCTAAGCCCCTGCCAGCCCTAAAACGCCGCACTATAAACAACAGCATTTCCGAGGCCATAGGCAAAGTCTCAGGCGCATTGCCAATCATGGGAATTGCCTCACGCAAGAACATTCCAATAGCCTGTATTGCCTCTTGTGCGCCCTGTTTCTCAGCTTGTTCATCAATCTGGGCTAGGCTGTCAGCCTCGACTGCAATGTGAAAGTCGCGGATCGTGCTGTTTGACAGCATCTGAATCGCAGCTTGCAGCATTTGCGGGTCTTGGCCATCAGCCGTGTTCATTACGCCCGACATTTCAACAATTAACTCAGGCGGGTAAAACTTACAGATAACTTGCGCTTTGAGCTTAAAGATTTCAGTCGCAAACCGAGCCACATCGCCCTGACTGCTTCGTAAGCGCAAGCTGCCAAAGTTAGCTTTAAGCTGTTGTGCGCCTAGCGTTTCTTGTGCTTTGGATGAACCGCGCAAAATATCCGAAATGCCCATGATTTCGTAAATAGACTGCTTAACTTGTTCCCGTGCTGAATACAACTCGCGCAGCGTAACAATGATCTGCGAGGTGTCCATCATGTCGATAGCACCCTTCAGCCCACCCTTTTCGCTCATAGCGGCCCAGCTAGTCACAGGGAATAGCTTGTTGTCTACGCCCTCGCTAAACATCCGCGCAAGTTCTTTAAACTCAGCGTTGAACACACCAACAGCCTTACATGCCTTGGTCAGCAAGTAAATGCGCTGTGTCAGATTGTCAAGTTCCTGTGCCTGATCCTCATATTCGCAATAGTCTGGAATAGGAATCATTGAGCCGGTGGTCGTAGTAGACATCAACGGCTTAGGGCAAGGGAAAAAGCCTTCTAACTCTAGCGGGTCATCAACTTCATCCAGTGACAAAGGATAACCCTTAGCAACCCAGCAAACCTTTAACGTGCGCTTGTTCCAAATTTCGTAAACTTGCGCTTTTTTCTCGTAAGTGGATTTGGCTGTTAACGGGTTTTTCCCGTCTTCATCTGTATTTTGTGAAGTCAGGCTAACATTTTTAAACACATCGCCAAAACGCTCCACGCCTTCATCTTTGGTCATGTAGACGGAACGGGCAACCCACCATACTTCATCCCATGTCCGCGCTGGACTATGAAGAAAATCACTCCAATAAACGTAATCAATTGGGCTGTGGGCTGAATCAATAGACTCACCAGATTCCTGCACGTTGGAAAGCTGCGGTTCTTCTTGTTCTTCTAACGCCTCAACCATCTGAGGCTGACCCACAATGACCGGCTCGTAACGAATCCAAACTGTGCCCCGACCCGGCAATAGCCGGTCTTGCACTGCGTTTGTCATTGCGCTATCAAAGTCATTAAATTGCGTTGTTTCGTACTCAATGACTCGCTCAAGCATCGTGGATGCCAAACGACCCACAGGGTCTTGATCCATGTAACGGCGTGATACTTCAGGCTTGGCTTGCCGCCCATATAGGCTGGGCATCAGCACCTGAATGTTTGACCACAAGATGTTGAACTTCATGCGCGGCATCTCGATGGCATCACGCTCATCGCGGTAACGCTTAACAACTTTGTGGCCGCGCTTTTCCCACTTATCAAACACCTTTTCGGCGTTTTCTATCTGGTCGTGCCAATAAGGGCCAGGGTCTTCGCCCTCGTATGCGCCGTTATCTTCGTAAGCCATTAGAAGCCAGCA